TTTGTCTACCGCGTTGATTGACAAACACCAAAATGAACACGATCACCAATGCCACTAGAACGAAACAAAAAATCACGACCGCCATCATGATGCTGCTCGAACCGGTCGTCGGGTCGAATGTGTTGAATTTAAAATGAGCCGGTAAAAACGGATTATACAATCTCATGTAGTAATCTTTGTCGGGCAAAGATTGAATCGTCAAGTACAGTTCGTCTTTAAGGTGATTTTCGAAGGCTATCAAACGCGATGCGTTTGCGTACAAATAGGCCACGCACTCGTCCATTCTCGTTTCGAGAACTTGATTTTTGGACGGCAAATTAGTGTTGCTGTACCAATTTTCCGAGACGTTCAACGTGAAATTGAGACTCTTCGCGTTTAAAAAAATGAAACGAGTGTCGCCCTGCTGGTGAAACGAGGACATCGTGTCGCCCGGCGCGATGTCCACGCTCATGACGCCCACAAAATTTTGCGTGCCCGTAAACGTATGATTGAATGTGTACAATTGGTCTCGTCTGATGTTTAAAACGAAATAGCGCATGTTCGCGTAGCCCGAATTAAACGTGCTCGCAAAACTGTGCACGCTCATTAGTTTGGCTTTAAAATCGAAAATCACTTTGGCTCTGTATAAATCGTTGATGCCCAAAACGTGGGCCGCGACACGGTCGCCCGCCGGGCTCGAATCGAGCCGTTCGTAAATTAACCGTTTGGTCGGTTTCGAGGTGTCCGCGAACAAATACAAATGTTCGTTTAGGCCGGCGATCGAGGCGGGCTCATCGAAGTACACCCTGTACCGTTTGTCGCGCCCGCGCGGCGCCACCATGGTGTACACGCCCGCGTGTATGTCGTTCACCACCAATCGATTGGAGTTGTCGATTTGCGACTGCCACACCAGCCGTGTGCCGTCGTAAACGTAAAAAAATTGTCCCGCTATCTGCCGCGCGTCGTCAATGTCGCAGTGTATCACCAAGGACGCGCGCGCGTCGACTTCGCCCGGCGCCACCAACGAATAATTGCTTTGGGCGACGAAACCGTAGTTGTTGGCGAGCGCGTCAAAATTCGCAATCAGCTCTTTGACCGGATAGTAGACGCGTTTGGAACGCACCAACGAATTCGTGTGCAAAAAGGTGTCCACGACGTTGTTGTTGGACAAAACTCGACACGAAGTGAATTCCACCTGCATCAATTTCAAATAGGGCACGAAGTCCCCGTCCGACAGCAGCACCCACCAATCGAAAGTGGGCATGTAGCGAGGGCTCGAATCGAAAGTTTTAATTTGCCTGAACTGGCGATTGATGCGCGCCATCGTCTCCCGCCCGCAATCCGTGTCCATCATCCACGTGAACACGGCCATTTTTTGAAAAAAGGACCAACTCTCGTAGGGCGCGCGATTGTCGATTCGCTCGGCGATGTTGCGCTCGACTCGGTCGCGATTGCCGTTTTCGTAAACGCTCGCGTCGCGCTGCCGCTCGTCGAACGACATGAAGTCGTATTGGTACCGATCGGCCAGCACGTTGTTCCACACCTCGTTCAGCGCCGGCGTGTTGCTCACGAATTGAAAATCGTACGCGTGGCCGATTTCGTGCAACACCAGCCAGTTGGTGGCGCGCGGCTGCAGGTAACGCGACATGCTCACGTTCGTTTGCGCCGTCCAATTGCGGTCGTAATAGGCAGCGCCAACGCCGTTTGAATCGGCTTTGCAAAAATATTTTTTGTTAAAGTTTCTGGTGGCGGGGTCGTCGCTCGCGACGTTGACCAGTCCGATCAGGTGGTCGAACGTGTCCACGATCGTGGTGTAAAAATTGTCGAGCGCGCCCAAATCGAGGGCGAGCAACTCGGCTTTGTCGGGCGGCGGCACCAACAGCAGCGCGTTTTTGAGTTCGAGAAACGCAAAAGATTGGTTGTCGTCGAGGGCGCGCAATTCGTTTTTGAACGCCGCCTCGTCGGTGAGACCGTGCGTGTAATGGGGCAAGACGCTCAAATAATTGTTGACGGTACACTCGACGACGTAGCCTCGCGCGTCGCCGCCCACCACACGATCTGCGAACGGCACATACGTTTCGTTGTGAGTAAAAGACGAGCTCGAGTTCGCCTCGACCGTGACGCTTCGCTCTAGGTTGCGGTTGTTGTTTAAAAATCGCAACGAGATGGCCGCCGTGCTGCGTACGGTGATCGTGGTGGCCGACGAGCACACATAGCCCAACGGGACGCGATTGTGGTGCAGGCCCAGCGAGGTGTCGCTCGCGCTCAAAAATACGGGCAGCGTCGTGGGCAGCACGGTCAACGTAAAAGTAGTCGTATTGCTCATTGTAACCACTTAATGTATATAAATAAAACAAAATTGAATATTAATAATAATTTATTTGGTAATAAACATGTCCAACAAGTGTTCGGGAAAGAGAAACTCGGAGGGCAGCGCGCACACGTCGGCCAGCGGGCGCGAATCGCTCTTGTAGCAAATTTTGTCGTTCTTCAAGTACACGTTTTGCAGCACGGTCGTGTTGTGGTAGATGTCGCCGCCGCCGACTTTGACCCTGTTGTGCGACAGGATGTAGCTGTTGAGACTGGTGATGGCGCGCTCGGCCACCGTTTCCGCGTCGCTCGGCCTCGTCGCCTTGTAGTGGCGCGTGCTGCTCACCAAATCGGCGCTGCCCTTGGCGCCGCTCTCGATGAGCGCGTCGAACTTGCCGCGCAGCTCCTTCAGCTCCCGGTCGCCGCAGACCATCTCCTGGTCGTCGATCAGCCGGCACAGCTCCTTGTACAGCAGATAGCTCGTGTTGGAGCTGAGCACGAGCGCGCAGTCGTGCAGCAGGTCCTCCACGCGCCGGGCGAAATTGGCGCGCGGGCGACGCTTCTGGTCGCGCCACAGCGCGCCCACCAGAGGCATCGAGTCGAACAGCCGCTCCACCTTTTCGATGTTGGTGTACAAGTAGTAGATTTGCTGCGACACGAACGACAGGCGGTTCTTGTCGAAACAGATGAACGAGAACCGCGGGTCGCCGTACAGCAGACACTCGAGGTCGATCAGCGAGTTGGGCTGCGGACACAGCGTGTACACGTACTTGTCGCCGTCGCAGTCCGTGTTCGAGCCGGGAAACACGCCGGTGCCCACTTTGACGTTGTAGTCCGTGTACGAGTCCGACTCGATGACGTCCGAGACTTGCGTGCTCAACTGGCTGATGTTGGGGTGGCGCGTGGTCCAGGCGCGCACGTTGCTCACGTCGCGCCCGTAGTAGCGCCGAATGCTCGCCTTGGGCGGCACGATCTCGTTGGCGCCGTTGAAGCACTGCACGCTCGCGTAAAAGGAGGCCGTGTTCAAGAACGTCGAGTAGAGAAATTGGCCCGCGTAGCCGTTCTTGTTCTGCAGCTGGTCCTTGATCACGCCGTGCGTGAGCTTGATTTTTTGGATGGTGCTCGAGATGTCCACCAGCCCGTTCTCGTGCTTGGAGTTGAACGCTTTGTTGAGGAATATGATAAAGTTGTGGTCCCACAGAATGAAGTTGGGCAAGATCAGGTAGTCGATCGAGTCGGTGAACTTGTTGATCTTGAGCTTCTTCAGAAACACGTGCGACGGCAGCTCGGTGACGACGATCGTGGTGGCGGCGACGATGCGCGCCAGCGTGTCCGTGTGCTCGTTGCGCGCCTCCGACTCGGCGTACACGGAGATGAGCTGCTCGATCAGGCTGTTGAAGTAGTTGAGTTTGATTTTTTTCAAATCCAAAATAAAGTTTTTCAGAAACAGCTTGAAGCGGTGCATTTGGATAAAGTAAACGCCGTCGCCTCGCGACGGGTCGAGCAGCAGGTCGAACCTCGTGGGGCTTTTGGGCGCGAACGCGACTTCGGAGCACATGACCGTTTCGGGGCGAGGTTTCCGATCGACTGCGCGCCTCGCGGCTCACTAAATAAGGGAGTAATTAATTTACATATTCAAACCTCGCACACACACACACACACGCCCGCGCGGTCATGGACATGGATTTCGATCTCATCAACGTGTCGGGTTTGAAAAAATTGATCAAAACCGAAATCGACCGCAACGTGAGCGAGAGTCTGGACGCGCTCGCGCAAAAGCTGCAGCGGCTCGAAAAGAACTCGCTCAACTGCAGCGTGGAGATTTACGGGCTCGCCGACACGCGGCCCTTCTTCGACCGCAAAGTGAAAAACTATTACATCAAAAAAATTTGCGCGCTGCTCGGCCTCAACTTCAAGGCGGTGCTCGAGTCCGAAACCAAGAACAATTATATTCTCGTGCACTTGAAGGACGCGGCCACGGCGCGCGACTGGCAAACGCGCTCGTGCCAGGTGCGCCTCAAGAATCGCGACCTCGGCGTCGAGTACGACGGGCCGGTCAAGATTTTCGTGGCCGCCAGTCGCGAGCGCAAACAGCTGTTGAAGAAGACGCGCGACGCCCTGCTGCCGCACTTCAAGTACGTGTCGTTGTGCAAGGCCGGCGTCATGGCGCGCCGCAACGACAGCAGCGAAATATACATAATTAAGGACGAGCGAGACATTCACAAATTGGTCGGACAGCGCGCGGAGGCCAGCATCGACAGCAGCGTCGTCGCGATCAGTTTCGAAGGCGACGACGACCCGGCCAAAAATTACTCCCACATTATTTGAGCGAGGCGCGAACCCTCGGACGGACGACCTCGCTTTAATTATTCTACGCGGACCCTTTCAAGTTGAATCTCAATAGCGTTAAGGATCGAATAAAAGACTGAATTGGTTGTGATTATTGTATTTGAATATGTTATTTACGAGCGTGCTCGATTTACCCACTTCGACGCGAGCCTTGCCCTACAACGGCAAGCGCATTTATTTAAAATTTTACAATAAAAGCATCAAAATGCGCAACTCGCCGACGACGGCCGACGCCATCGCGTGGACCGCCGTCAAGCGTAAATACTATTGCGACCGCGGCGAGTGGCTGCCGTTCGCGGACGCCAACGATTACGACACCACCACCACGGAGGAGGAGGACTCTTCCACCACCACCACCACTGATAATGAAACAAATTCCGACGATGACATATAATTTTAATGTATAAACAATTTAATACAAACTATTCTAATAGCCAAACTATTTTAATAGCTCAACTATTTTAACAGTCAAACTATTTTAATATACAAACTATTAATACACAAACTATTTAATACACAAACTATTTA